ATTAGCTAATGCTAGCTCACCCTGTATAGCAGTTGCAAATGATCTTATTGCTATAGCAACAGCAAGAAAAGATTGTATTGCAGTCATTTCACCACCAACCGCATTTACTGCTAATCCTGCAGGCCAATCAATTACCGACATTAACGGTGGTTCGGTCTCAGCTTCAGCAGCCAATAATGTAAAGGCATTTGCCGAATATCTTACAGCTTCCTCTTATGGAACATGTGATTCAACTGGTTTAAAGGTTTATGATAAGTACAACGATGTGTTTATCGATATTCCTTCAAGTGGACATGTTGCTGGTCTTATGGCAAATACCGATAACGTAGCCGATGCATGGTTCTCACCAGCTGGTTTTACTCGTGGTCAAGTTTTAGGCGTAACTCGCGTATCATTTAATCCGAAAAAAGCAGAACGTGATACTTTGTATAAAGCACGCGTTAATCCAATTGTTTCTTTCCCAGGCGAAGGTACCGTTCTTTTCGGTGATAAGACACTCTTATCTCGTCCTTCAGCTTTTGATCGAATCAATGTACGTAGACTATTCATGGTATTGGAAAAGGCAGTTGCTACTGCTTCTAAATTCCAACTCTTTGAATTCAACGATGAGTTTACACGGGCCCAGTTCCGTAACTTAGTTGAGCCGTTCTTACGGGAGGTCAAAGGTCGCAGGGGTATTACAGACTTTAAAGTAGTCTGTGATGAAACAAATAACACTGGCCAAGTAATTGATGCTAATGAATTTGTTTGTGACATCTACATTAAGCCTGCACGTTCTATTAACTTTATCACACTGAACTTCATTGCCACACGTACTGGTGTTGACTTCAGTGAGATCGCTGGTTAGGGGGTAGACAATGGCTATTTTAGGCGTAGATGATTTTAAATCCAAACTTATAGGAGGTGGAGCACGTGCTAACCTCTTTAAGGCAACTATTAACTTTCCTTCTTATGCAGATGGCGATGTAGAACTTACTTCGTTTATGTGTAAGGGTGCAGGTCTTCCGGCATCGATTGTAGCTCCAATCGTGGTTCCTTTCCGTGGTCGTCAATTGCAAATTGCAGGCGATCGTACGTTTGAACCATGGACTGTTACTATCATTAATGATGCTAATATGGAAGTCCGTAATGCATTTGAACGCTGGATGAATGGTATCAATCAACATAATGCTAACACTGGTTTAACTAATCCACAAGAATATCAAGCAGATATGATTGTAGAGCAGCTTAATAAAGCCGGTGCAGTAACTAAGCGTTATGACATCCGTGGTACTTTCCCAACTAATATTTCTCAAATCGAACTTTCATACGATACTGAAAATGCGATTGAAGAATTTACAGTTGAGCTCCAAGTTCAGTACTGGGAGTCCGGAACTACTACTTAGTAGTATAAATAGTACTAGAGGCGGGGGATACCTGCCTCTAGTTAACTAGCTAGGGAACCATATTATGGCAGAATTATTCGGCTTTGAAATAAAAAGAAAAGACCAAGAAAAAGAAGATGCAAAAAAGATTTCTTTTGTTGCACCTGAATCTGATGATGGTCTAGGATACGTTGTAAATGCTGGCGGTCACTTTGGTCAATACGTTGACATGGAAGGTGACAAGGCTAAGACTGATCAACAACAAATTATTAAATACAGAAATTTGGCAATGCAACCAGAATGTGATGCTGCAATTGAAGATATTGTCAATGAATCTATTGTTGCCGACGATGATTCAGCACCTGTATCTCTTGTTATGGAAGATTTGGATCAATCAGATAAAATTAAGAAATTAATTCAAGAAGAATTCGAAACAGTTATTGAACTGTTAAATATGAATTGGCAAGGACACGATATCTTCCGTAGGTGGTATATTGATGGCCGGCTATATTTTCATAAAATTATTGATGAAAAAAATCCTAAGGCAGGTATCATTGAACTAAGAAATATTGATCCCATAAAGATTCGTAAAATTAGAGAAATTAAAGAAGACAAAGATCCTTCAACTGGAACTAAAATGATTAAAGGCGTTAAAGAATACTATGTGTATCAAAACAATAGTATGTCAAAATCATCAACTGGTTTGAAAATTTCTAAAGATGCAATTACATATGTAACATCTGGTGTATTAGATCCAAGTAGAAAACGTGTTTTATCGTATCTAGATAAAGCAATGAAGACAGTTAATCAACTTCGTATGCTTGAAGATTCACTAGTCATTTATCGTTTGTCAAGGGCACCTGAACGCCGTATATTTTATATTGATGTAGGTAATTTGCCAAAAGGTAAAGCTGAAGAATATTTAAGAAACATTATGACGAAGTATCGTAATAAGTTAGTATACAATGCTTCAACTGGAGAGATGCAAGATGATCGTAAACACATGTCGATGTTGGAGGACTTCTGGTTACCGCGTAGAGAAGGTGGTCGAGGCACAGAGATTACAACACTACCAGGAGGGGAAAACCTCGGGCAGATCGACGATATCGTCTACTTCCAAAAGAAACTATATAAGTCTCTCAACGTCCCAGTCAACAGACTCGAACAAGAAGCTCAGTTCTCCTTGGGTCGATCTTCTGAGATAACAAGGGATGAATTAAAATTTCAGAAGTTTATTAATAGACTTCGTAAACGTTTTTCTATGTTATTCATGGACTTATTGAAAACTCAGTTAGTACTTAAGGGTATTGTTACTGAAGAAGAATTTGATGAAATGAAGCAGAATATCAATATTGATTACCAAAAAGATACTCACTTTTCTGAATTAAAAGAATCAGAATTACTAAGAGAACGTCTTGGTACTATTCGTGAAATGGATGAATATGTTGGTAAATACTTCTCTGTTGAGTGGCTACGCAAAAATGTTCTTATGCAAAGTGAAGAAGATATTAAAAATATTGATGACCAAATTGCACAAGAAGCTGAAGATCAGCCAGAAGAAGGAGAAGATGATTTAGATGTTTAGAAAACTAAATTTGTATAAATAATCATTAGTAACAGGAGTATTAAAATATTATGGCAACTACAGAAGAACTGATTGATACATTATCAAAAGGCGATATGGTTCAAGCAAGTAATGCTTTTACTGATCTCATGCAAAGTAGAGTACAAAATGCATTAGATGATCGTAAAGTTGAGATTGGACAGCAAATGCATTTATCTCCAGAAGAGATTGAGCAAATGCACGCTGAAGAAGATGAAGAAGAATTAGAAGAAGTAGACACTGAAGAGGATGAGTCTGAAGACGATTCCGAAGAAGCTGAAGAAGAGGAAGAATTAGAAGATGACGAAGACATTCAGCCAGTTTCGACAGAGTCTTAATGAAGGGTTAAAACTTTCTGCAGGAGAAAAGGAAGTTAAACGTTTCAAAGTTGGTAAAAAGAAATATGAAGCTGTGATTACAAAGAAAGCAAATTATTTCTGTGCATATATTGATGGAGATAAGTTAGATCAATTTAAGTCACAGAAAGAAGCTGAAAAAGCAATAAAAGATTTTACAGATTTAATGGGTAAATAGAATGAAACTTATCACGGAACATGTTGAAGATATAAGATTTATTACCGAAGCAAAAGAAGACGGTGGTAAAAATTATATTATTGAAGGCATATTCATGCAGGCAAATAAGCCTAATCGAAATGGCCGCATGTACCCTCGTGAAATCCTTGAATCTGCGGTTAACAAATATGTAACCGAACAAGTTTCCAAAGGTAGAGCCGTTGGTGAATTAAATCACCCAGAAGGTCCTACTATTAATTTGGATAAAGTATCCCACAAGATTACCGAACTTAATTGGGATGGTAATAATGTTGTGGGTAAGGCAACTATTTTGGATACGCCTATGGGAAAGATTGTAAAAGGTCTTTTAGATGGGGAAGTTCAGGTAGGTGTCTCAAGTCGTGGAATGGGTAGTCTTGCTAATAAAGGCGGAGTGAATGTCGTAAATAATGACTTCATGTTAAATGCCGTGGATATCGTACAAGACCCATCTGCACCAGAAGCATTCGTCAATGGCGTAATGGAAGGTGTAGAATGGATCTATGAAAATGGTATATTCAAACAGCAAGAAATTGAACAGTTCGAGACAGAGGTCAAAAGAGCTCCAAATGCAAATATGCAAATGAAAGCCTTTAAAGATTTCCTCTCAAAACTTTAACTCTGAAGGAGTAATTAAATGTCAGATGAAAATCAAATCGACGTTGAAGATACGCTCCAAGATGAACTCGTGACTGATACTGTTGAAGTTTCTAATGAGGATAATCTTGAAGAAGCTGCTGTACCAGCAGAAGCTGATGGTGAAAAAGCCGCAGTCGATACTAAGAAAGCTATCGATAAAAGCGAACCCGCCCAAGCTCCTATGCCTAAGACTAAGGCAGGTATGGTAAATGCTATGTATAGAGAGATGTCAAAAATGAATAAAGATAAGCTCATGGCGTCCTATAATAAAGTGATGAATAATGAGAGCACAGAAGCTGATGATGCTGAAGGAATCTTCGAAGAAGATCTTACTGCATTAGTTGATTCTGAAGCTACATTGTCAGAAGGTTTTAGGGACAAAGCTGAGATCATTTTTGAAGCTGCACTTAAGTCAAAGATCGGAGAGCACGTTGAGCGTCTCGAAGAATCTTATGCTGAAGAGCTAGCCGAAGAAACCACTCGAATCCACAGCGATCTCGTAGAGAAAGTTGATGGCTACCTTAACTACGTCGTAGAAAACTGGATGGAAGAGAATAAACTAGCAGTAGAAACCGGTCTTCGTACCGAGATCTCTGAGTCTTTCATGAAGTCGTTACACGGTGTATTCAATGAGCATTACATTGATGTTCCTGAAAGCAAGGTTGATTTAGTAGACGAATTGTCTGCTGACAAAGACAAGCTTGAAGAGCAAGTTAATGCCACAATCGCTGATAATGTTGCACTTAAGGCTGAAGTTGAAAAACTTAACCGTGCCGTTATCGTTAACGAAGCTTCTGCCGGTCTTTCTGAGGCCCAAGCTGAAAAGCTTAAGTCTTTAACTACTGATATTGATGCAGCTGATGGTGAGCAATTCGCCGATAAAGTTCAGTCTGTAAAAGAATCATATTTTAAGACTAAAGTAACTTCAACCCAAGCTGAAGAAGAAGTCCTAACTGAAGGTGCTGATCAAGAGATTGCAGTATCTGGTTCAATGGCTACTTACTTAGCAGCACTTAACAAATAATCCATAGGGAGATACTATTATGTTTACTACTGATAAACTTCTCGAGAAATGGAACCCAGTACTTGACGTAGATGGCGATTTGAAAGATCGTTATAAGCGTGGTGTTACTGCAACTGTTCTCGAAAACACTGAAAAAGCTCTTGCAGAAGAGCGTGGACATGCTCAGCATTCATTGACTGAGGCTGCTCCAACTAACGCAACCGGCTCAAACATCGGCAACTGGGATCCAATTTTGATCTCCTTAGTACGTCGTTCTATGCCAAACCTTATTGCTTATGATATCGCTGGCGTTCAGCCAATGACTGGTCCAACAGGACTTATCTTTGCAATGAAATCTAAGTACGGCACACAGGGTGGTGATGAGGCTTTCTTTAACGAAGCTGATACTGACTTCTCTGGTGTTGGTTCAGGACACCTTGGTGGTTCTTCATCTCTCGTAGGTGATATTAACCCTCCAGGTCAATCTGGCCAATCTTCTGCTGACGCTAACAGCGACGGTGTAGAAGACGTATTTGGTGCAGGTCAGCCTGCAGCTACAGCAAAAGCTGAAGCTCTTGGTGATGGCTCTGTATCCGGCATGGGTACTGGTGGTCACTTTAATGAAATGGCATTCTCAATCGAAAAAGCTACCGTTACTGCGAAGTCACGTGCGCTTAAGGCTGAGTACTCCATGGAATTGGCCCAAGATCTTAAAGCAATCCACGGCTTGGATGCAGAATCAGAGTTGGCAAACATCTTGTCTGCTGAAATTCTTGCAGAAATTAACCGTGAGATCGTTCGTACAGTTAACGTAAAAGCCAAGCGTGGTTCTCAGCAAGCTGATATCACTGCTGCTGGTACTTTCGATGTTAACGCTGACTCAGATGGCCGTTGGTCAGTTGAGAAGTACAAAGGTCTTCTAGTACAAACTATGCGTGAAGCTAACGTTATTGCTAAAGAAACACGTCGTGGTAAAGGTAACTTTATCTTGTGTTCTTCAGACGTAGCTGCTGCTCTTAGCGCATCAGGCATGTTAGACTATACACCTGCTCTTGCTGGTAACGCTAACTTAACTGTAGATGATACAGGAACAACTTTCGCTGGAACACTTTCCGGTGGAATGAAAGTCTATATCGATCCATATGCAAACGTAGACTATATCAACGTCGGTTATAAGGGTGCAAATCCTTACGATGCTGGTCTTTTCTATTGCCCATACGTTCCATTAACAATGGTACGTGCAGTTGGTGAGAATACTTTCCAGCCTAAAATCGGTTTCAAAACTCGTTATGGCATGGTTGCTAATCCATTCGTGGGTGCATCAGCTGGTAACGATACCGGTACAAACGCTGCTAACCAGTACTATCGTATCACAAAGATTACAAATATCCTTTCATAGGATTAGTAAATCTGAAGAGAGAGGCGGCCTTCGGGTCGCCTTTTTTTTATGTATAAATAGATCTGTAATAGGAGATTAATATGCCATATCAATTAGATGTAGATTTTACAGATCAGGCTAGTGCTACAGCTCAAGCACCTTTAAACTATGTAAACCCAACTGCTTTTAAGTTGGTGATTGATAGTCAAAAGTATAAGAACGCTCAGTTTATGGCACAAACTATAGCTTTACCAGATGTTATCTTAGCAGGTGCAATATACAACACAAGGCAAAGAAATATTGTTGAAGCTCCTGATAAAGTAGAATACGGTCAATTTGATATGACTTTTCTTATTGATGAGTATTTACTTAACTATAAAGAAATTCATGATTGGATGATTGGTCTTGTAACTACAGATGATCAAGGTGTACGAAAAGAACGTGATATGACTTTACAAATCTTAAGTAGTCATAATAACGTAGTAGCTGAAATTCAATTTGCAAATGCTATTCCTATTAATTTAAGTTCATTACCGTTTGATGTAAAATCACAGGATGTGGAATATCTTACGGGCAATGTTACTTTCCAATATAGCTATTTTAAATTCTTAACAAAGGGATTTAACGGAGGCGTATAAATAATTTTACATAATGAGGTGAATGATGAACTTAGATGATATATTTGCGATGTGGAAAAAGGACTCTCAAATTGATGAGAATAACCTAGATCAAGCCACACTCGAGAATGCTAAACTGCATTCAAAATACCTAGAATTACATTCCAATGCTAAACTACAAGTTAAACGTAAAGAACTTGCTTTCAAGATCTTGCTGAAAGACAAGTGGTTATGGTATAATGGAAAGATGACTCAAGAAGAAATGACAGCTAAAGGCTGGAGTTTTGACCCGCTTAATGGACTTAAAATACTGAAAGGTGAAATGGACTACTATTATGATTCTGATAAAGAGATTCAAGAAGCTCAAGCCACTATTGAATACTGGAAGACTATTGAAGAAGCTTTAAAAGAAATTATGGACACAATCAAATGGCGTCATCAGTCTATTAAAAACATGATTGAGTGGCGGAAGTTTACTTCAGGGGTGTAATGCCAACAATAATCAAAATTAAGAAAAAGAATCATGCAATGATTTTGATTGATTCAGAACCAAGTGTTTTGAATGAACTATCTGACTTTTTTACTTTCTATGTACCTGGTTATAAGTTTATGCCAGCTTATAAGAATAAAGTATGGGATGGAAAGATACGTTTATTTGATATTCGTACACATGAGTTGTATGCTGGTTTGTATGCATATGTGAAAGAGTTTGCAAATGCCGAAGGTAGAGATTACGCTATTGAGCTTGAGCATGATAATTACTATGGCTATCCAGAAGTAACTGAAGAAATTGATATGTCTTTTTTGAATGATTACATTCTTACAGACAATCAAG